CCTCTCATTCGAGACAAAATCCTTGAGTTGAGTGGCGGCAAGCTGGGGAACATCTGGCTTCCTCACGACGCCAGGGCCAAGACGTTCCAGAGCAAGCACACCACAGTTGAGCAGTTCCTGAAGGCCTTCCCAGGCAAGGTGAAGGTCGTTCCGCAATCGAAGAAGTCAGACCAGATCAGCGCTGCACGTCAGGTTATCGATACCTGCGAGTTCAACAAGACAGAATGTGAGGAAGGGCTTGACGGACTGCTCGCATGGGAATACGAATGGAATGACGATCTGAAGACTTTCAGTAAGGAGCCGTTACATAACTGGGCCTCCCACCCATCCGATGGATTTGCATACGGTTGCCAAGTGATGCAGATGGCCGAGCCAAAGAAAGAGGCTGAAGAACCGAAGTTCGCCATTGAATCCAAGAATGGGCGTATAGTTACGCGTCCGTTAGAGGAACTCTGGCGCGACACTCCACAAAAATCTCGGAGGATCTAGTGTCCGCACAAAACGCTTCCTTCACTCCCTCCGCTGGCAATACCGTTCGGATTGCTGCAACTGCGGCGAGTGCACCGGCTACGCTAGCCATCCAATCTGCCCAAGTCAGGTTCGTCAATACTGGGCCGAATAAGGTATTCGTCCGATGGGGTGTTGGCGCCCAAACTGCGCTCACCACGGATACGCCGATTGCCTCGGGTGCGACCGAGGTGTTTACCAAGCCCCCCGGTGCTCTAGACATTGCAGCGATCTGCGATGCTACGGAGACGGCTACTCTCTTCGTTACCCCTGGCGAAGGCTCCTGACATGACGCTGAAGGGAAGCTATTCCCAAGTTCCGCTGGCGCTAGTTCAGTCAGCCGTCAGCCGCAGCTTGAATAGCGCATTCCAGATAAGCGCCAATCGCAATGCACTGGTGACGTACAGTGTTCAGATCACAGTGACAGCCACAATCTCAGGCGGCCAGAATGGAGATGTGATTCTTGAAATCGCCAGTGATGCAGGATTCACGACAAATGTGCAGACGCTGAGCGTTTCAGGGGTAGGTCAGACTTACACGCTTGCTGTCGCATTGCAGGGTGTCCAACCTCAGACGGCGCCTGTAACTGGCTTCGTTCCGGCAGGCTATTTTGCCCGCCTGCGCACCGTGCAGAACACGGGCACTCCGTCATTCACTTACCGATTCGGACAAGAAGTCCTGATGTAATGGCAGACAAACCCGCTCAGCCCGAGAACCAAGACCCGGCCTTGCGCTGGGGATCTGAACTGAAGTTCGCCAAGAAGACGGACGACAAATGGATTGAGCGTTCACGCAAGATCGTGAAGCGATATCGGGATGAGCGTGACGCCATCGACAGCGAGGATAGGCGCTACAACGTCTTGTGGAGCAATGTCCGCACGCTGATGCCTGCGGTGTACTCTCGCAAGCCCAAGGCTGCTGTATCGCGTCGGAACAAGGATCGAAGCGACGTAGCCCGTACTGCATCGGCCATCCTTGAGCGTGCTCTGCAGTATGAGCTGGAGTTCTACAACGACTTCGACAGCGGCATGCGCAATGCCATCCTTGATCGACTGTTGCCGGGTCGTGGTGTGTGCTGGGTCCGGTATGAGCCGCACTTCGGTGTAGCCACTCAGGTTACCGAGGATGTCGAGACGCCCGCACAAGAGGCTGCAGAGACGCAAGAGACGCTCAAGTACGAGTGCACCCCAGTGGATTACGTCTACTGGGAAGATTTCCGCATGGCTCCTGCTCGGACCTGGGAAGAGTGTGGCTGGGTGGCTAGGCGCGTCTACATGGGCAAGGAAGAGATCGTAGAACGCTTCGGTGATGACTACGCCGACGTTCCTCGCTCGCATGTTCCGCTGGGTCTTGATGAGAAGACAGACCCCAATGCCGATCGCATGAAGAAGGCAAAGATTTGGGAGATCTGGAGCAAGACTGACGGCAAAGTTTACTGGTACGCCGAGGGTTACCCGAGGTGCCTGGATGTCAAGGACGATCCGCTAGAGCTTGATGGTTTCTTTCCATGCCCGAAGCCTCTCTATGCCACGACGACCACGGACCAAATGGTGCCGGTGCCTGACTACATCGAGTACCAGGACCAAGCGCGTGAACTGGACGAGGTGACGACTCGGATCGCATACCTTGTCAAGGCCTGCAAGGTCATCGGTGTCTATGACGCATCGCAGACCGCCATTCAGCGCATGTTCACCGAGGGGGCGGACAACACGCTGATCCCGGTCGACACGTGGGCGATGTTTGCTGAGAAGGGCGGCATCAAGGGCGCGATTGACTGGGTGCCGCTGGACATGGTCGTGCAGGCCCTCAATCAGCTCTACCTTGCTCGGGAGCAGATCAAGCAGGTGATCTACGAGGTCACTGGGATCTCTGACATCCTGCGCGGCGCATCGCAAGCCAGCGAGACGCTGGGAGCGCAGCAGATCAAGGCGCAGTTCGCCTCCATGCGCTTGGATGACATGAAAAAGGATGTGGCCCGGTTCGCATCCGACATCATCCGAATCAAAGCACAAATCATGTGCTCCTTTTACTCGGATGACAGCCTGATCAAGATGTCAGGCATCCAAGACACGAAGGATCAGCCTTTCATTCCGCAAGCTCTCGCCATGTTGCGCAATGAGCCCATGCGGAACTTCGCTATCGAGGTCACGGCTGACTCGCTGGCCGAGATGGACGAGATCAGCGAGCGCGATGGGCGCATGCAGTTTCTCCAGGCTGCGGGTGGCTTCCTACGGGAGGCAGTGCAGGCGGCCCAGCAAGTGCCGGAGATCGCTCCTCTGATGGGCGAGATGCTCATGTTTGCCGTGCGGGCGTGGAAGACGGCCGAGCCGCTGGAGGCGTCGTTCGAAGAGGCAATCTCCAAGATGAGCCAGCCGAAGCCGCCTGCACCACCGAGCCCCGAGGCCATCAAGGCGCAGGCCGATGCGCAGAAGTCGCAGGTTGACGCCCAGGTTGCTCAAGTCAAGGCGCAATCCGAACAGGCCAAGGCTCAGGTCGAGATGCAGAAGAGCCAAGCTGAACTTGCGATGACGCAGATGGAAATGCAGCGCATGCAGATGGAGCAGCAGCAGGCCGGCGCATTGGAGCAGTTCAAGCAGCAGGCAGCCGCTCAGATGGAGGTGATGGCGATGCAGCATGAAAAGGCGCTAGAAGCCGCCCGCCTATCGTTCGATCAGTGGAAGGCTGAGCTTGATGCCGCAACCAAGATCGAAGTCGCAAACATCTCCGCAGCCGTGAAGATGAACGACACAGCCACGGCTGCTGCGACGGCAGAGGCTACGCAAGAGCTGAAGGGCAACGACTAGTGCCTATCTACAAAGCCCAATGTGAGTGCGGGCACGCACAAGACGTGTACTTGCCGCTGAGCAGGATGGATGACCTTCCGGACCACTGCGGCAAGAAGATGTTTCGAGCTGTCTGTGCACCGATGGTTATTGCTGATATTCAGCCTTACCGGTCCATGGCGACCGGAGAAATGATTGGTGGTCGCGCACAGCATCGCGAGCACTTGAAGAAACACGGGTTGGTCGAAGTAGGCAACGAAAAGATCCCCGCTAAGCCGCAGCCGAAAGCGTCGACCACCGACCTCAAGGCTGATTTGTACAAAGTAGTCAATGGAATGGGTCTATGAGCGATCTTCGCGAAGCACTCGAAACAGCATTTGAGAGCGCCGAAACTGCACCTGTAGTTGAGTCGACGCCTGCCACCGAGTTGGCACAGGAAACTCAAGCCGAAGCAGAGGCACGCTCTCGTGATGAGAAAGGTCGCTTCGCTGCGAAGTCGGAGCCGGTCGAAGATGCGAAGATAACCAAGCAGCCTGAACTGAAGGCGCCTGCAGCAGCGACTGATTTGCCGCAAGATGCGCCGAAGCCGGAAGTTCAGGCTGATGCGATAAAGGCCCCAAACACGTGGCGTCCTGCAGCGGCAGCGAAGTTCGCGACTCTTGACCCGGAGATTCGCGCAGAGATCGAAAAGCGGGAAAACGATGCCCGAATGGGTATCCAGCAATACAAACAGGCTGCAGACTTTGGTCGCGGCTTCGGTGAGGCAGCAAAGCCGTTTGAGCGCACATTTCAAGAGCTTGGAGTTACTCCGGTTCAGGCGTTTCAAACACTGTTGGCAGCAGACCACAAACTGCGCTATAGTCCGCCTCAAGAAAAGGCACGGTACTTTGCCGAGCTGGCTCAGCAGTATGGAGTTAGCCTTGACCACATCAAGGAGGCTCCTCAGCCAGATCCGCAGTATCTGCATTTGCAGCAAGAGCTAAGTCAGCTCCGTCAGCAGCAGGAAAGTTGGCTTCGCCAGCAGCAGGAACAGGAAAGTAGCACCCTCACGAGCGCTATCGAACAGTTCAAGGCTGATCCGGCAAATCAACACTTCGAGGCAGTTCGAGACGATATGGCAATGCTCCTTGAAAACGGGCGAGCCAAGTCACTCAAAGAAGCCTATGACATGGCCGTGTGGGTCCGACCCGATATCCGCTCCAACCTACTGAAACAACAGACGGAAGAAGCGGCGAAAAAGGCGCAGGAAGCATCTCACGTACAGCGCGCAAAGACTGCGGCAGTTGGCGTCAAGGGAAGCTCTCCGGCATCTGGTTCGGCTACAGGCCCGAAAGACTCGTTGCGCGCCGAAATCGAAGCGGCGGCTGACAAATTCTTCTGACTTAACTGGAGTAACAAATGCCCTCTTTTGCAAACGTAGCCGACATTGTCGCTACGACCATCCAAAGCCGAACCGGCAAACTTGCCGACAACGTCATGAAGAACAATGTTCTTCTGATGCGCATGAATGAGCGTGGGAATGTGAAGCCGTTTAGCGGCGGCAACGTGATTACGCAAGAACTCATGTACAACGATCCCAACACGCAGAACGCTGGTTCGTACAGCGGTTATGACGTGGTGGACATCACCCCGAATAGCCCGATCTCTTTCGCCCAATTCGACATCAAGCAGTATTCCGCTGCCGTGACGATCTCGGGCCTGGAAATGCTGCAGAACTCTGGCAAAGAGCAGATCATCGATCTGTTGGAGGGCCGGATTCAGATTGCCGAGGCCCAACTGCAGAACCAGATCAGCGCTGGACTGTATTCGGACGGCACCGGCAACAGCGGCAAGGACATCACCGGTCTGGCGGCTGCGATCTCGTCGACCCCGACGACCGGCACCTATGGCGGCATCAACCGCGCAACGTGGTCTTTCTGGCGAAATGTGGCCTTCTCGGCTGCGACTGACGGCGGTGCTCCGGCGACTTCTGCCAATATCCAGAGCTACATGAACCGCGTTGCCCTGCAGCTGGTTCGCGGCACGGATTCTGCTGATACCGCAGTTGCTGACAACAACTACTACCGTCTGTACTTGGAATCGCTGCAAAGCATTCAGCGCGTGACAGATGAGAAGTTGGCTGGTGCTGGCTTTACCTCGCTGAAATACTTCGGCGCAGGCAAGGCTGTTGATGTGGTTCTCGACGGCGGTATTGGTGGTTCGATCACTGCCAATACCATGTATTTCCTCAACACGAAATACATCTTCTTCCGCCCGCACCGTGACCGCAACATGGTCCCGATTGGTGGTGACCGTCAGTCCGTCAACCAAGATGCAATCGTGAAGCTGATGGGCTGGGCTGGCAATCTGACTTGCTCTGGCCAACAGTTCCAAGGCAAGCTCATCGCTTAAGGAGAAACGAAATGGCAACTCCCTTCAATGTATCCAACAGCGTCGGCGCTGATCTGAAAACGATCACGCTGGCTGCTGATCTCGCTTCCGGCGCCCTGAAGCCAAATGCTCGTCTCGGGCAAGAAGTCTTCGGCAGCGACGGCAAGCTGTATGTGTACGGTCAGGCCAACGCCGCAATCACTGCATCGACTGCTGTGTGCACGGTAAATGCCTCGACTTTCCTTGTCACTGCTTCGGGTGGTGCCTATACCTCCCCGGCTACCACCATGGCAAGCGGGGACCAAGGCTGGTTCTCGAAGGCCTCGGTGTAAGGAGCTGACTATGCCTGGGTTCCTCCGCACTCTCATGGGTGGTGGGCTCTCGGCTGGTCAGGCCAACGCGATCAATGGATATGGCACGGCCGGCGCTACGGCGACCGGTGCCACCCAAGCAACCGCGTATCCTCTCCAGAACGAGTTCACTGAGTTCACGACTGTTGCCGCGTCGACTGGTGCTCTCCTGCCGGCTCCAACGGCAGTGAATGCACCGGCCACCGGTGATGCCTTCCTTGTCGCCAATCAGGGTGCGAATGCCTTGCTGGTGTATCCGCCCCTCGGCTTCTCCATCGGTACGGCTGCAGCCAATGCAGGTGTGTCGGTGGCGGCCGGCAAGGTTGGGTACTTCATTGCCAAGGGCAACGGCACCTACTGGGGCGGCTCTCTCGCCTGATCCTTGGTCCTTCGGCCCTTCGGGGCCTCTTTTCTGGAGCACAAATGCAGCGCACCGATGACAATCTCTTTGTTGAGTTCTACATGGGCGCCATGCCCTCGGAGATCAAAAGCAAGGAACAGGGCTACCCGGTTCACATCGAAGTCCCGTTCATTCGCATCAACATCCCGGGTGACATCAACAACCAGATTGACACGCGTGCCGAAGAGCACCACAAGCAGAGGTTTGCTGTGCAGTGGGGTCGTTTCGAGGCCGGTCAATCCCAGGGCATTCAAGGTTGGCGCCTTGAGGACTGGCCTGCAGTCTCGACTGCCCAAGTGCGCAATCTGAAGCATCTTGGCGTCCACACCGTTGAGCAGATGTCGAATCTGACCGACACCCAATGCCAAAAGGTCGGCATGGGCGCGATGGAGCTTCGCTTGAAGGCCAAAGGCGCACTTGAGAAGGCAAAGGGCGATGTCGACGAAAACGCCGAGCTGAAGGCGCAGCTCGCTGAAATGCAGATGCAACTCAAGGCGCTGGCGTCGGCCCAAGGCGAGCCGGAGAAGCGTGGCCCGGGTCGTCCGAAGAAAGATCCCGTCGAGGCCTAAGTCATGAATTTGCTCCAGCTCGTTCAGGCGGTGACCAGCGAGTTGGGGTTGCCGATGCCGAATGCTGTCGTGTCCAACCCGGACACGCAGATTCAACAGCTCTATGCCTTCATCAACCGGCTTGGTCGTGATCTTGCCCGGGACTTCGAATGGCAAGAACTGCAGAAGACCTACGTCTTCACGACGAGCGCGTTTGACTCAACAGGCACCCTTACGGCTGGATCATTGGTCATGACGGCTATCCCGTCGACGGCCCAGCTCTCGACGGACTGGAATGCATCGAACACGTCGCTTCCGGCCTATGCAGACATCATCTCAGTCGACAGTGGAACTCAGGTAACGCTGAATCAGGCTGCCCTCACTTCCGGGACGAGCACAGTCACCTTCTCAAAGGTCCGTTACGCACTCCCGAGCGACTGGGAGAAGCAGATCCCGCAGACCGAGTGGGACCGCACGCAGCACTGGCCCCTTGCTGGGCCCGCGACGAATCAGCAGTGGGGCTACCTGCAAGGCGGCATCGTCTCGACTGGGCCATGGCTGCGCTTCCGCATCTCGGGTGATCGATTCGCGGTGAATCCGAACCCACCGAACGGTGAGGTTCTATCATTCGAATACATGTCGAATGCCTGGGTCATTCCGCTGACCGGGACGAACAAGTCAGGTTTCACGCTTGACACAGATTCGTGCATCTACGACGACTCACTGATGATCCTTGGCACCAAAAAGCTTTGGCGCCAAGAGAAGGGTTTCGAGTCGAGCATTGTTGAGCGCGACTATCAGTACATGCTTGAACGTTGTACCTCTCAGAACAAGTCGGCACCGAAGCTGAACATGGCCCCGCGCCCGAGTACGATCCTGCTAGGGCCGTGGAACTTGCCAGATGGAAATTTCCCGGGACCTACCTGATCCAGGCTTTATTTTGAATAATCCAGCCAATCATCGAGTCGCAAAGCCCGTATCTCTCTCCAAGCTTCTTGTAAGAGAGGCCCGTATCCTTACGATCTTTGCGAATTTCGTCAGCAATGTCGAAGTTTATTTTCGCATTGCCGCGGCTTGCGTAGTTTGCTCCCCGCACTTTGCTGTACTCAACATTCTCGGTTGGAGTAAGGTACTCAAGATTTCTTACATTGGGATTTCCTCTATTAAGGTCTTTGTGGTTGATCTGCATTCCATCGGGACGAGGACCAATAAATGTTTCTGCAACTAGCTTGTGAACAGTGACATGCTTGAAGCTTCCATCCCTGGACAGAACGACGCGCGGGTAGCCGTCGTCGTTCATGTGGTGCTTCATGATTCGAGATCGTCGGAAATGGTTTCTGCAATCAACCCGATCAACGGATCGGACGGTTCCGCATTCAGAAACCTCGTAGAAGCCCTCGTAGCCGACGCATGGTTTGAAGATCATGAGCCAATTATAGCAGGGATGGTCTAATGCAACGTAGGTCAATCCCGGCCAACAGGAAGCAGGTTAGTCGCACCGCGTCTATCCCTGCTCCGGTGGCTGGCTGGAATGCGCGCGATGTGATATCTGACATGCCACCAGGAGACGCTGTCGTTCTCGACAACTTCTTTCCAAAGGCGACGGTCGTCTCCCTGCGTGAGGGCTACACCAATCACGTCACTGGCATTACGGGAACCGTCGAGACGTTGGTTGCATACAACGGTGTTTCGACGCAGAAGCTATTCGCGGCAGCCGGCAACAACATCTACGATGCTACCGCAGCAGGTGTTGTTGGCGCCCCTGTTGTTACAGGGCAATCAAGCGCGCGCTGGCAGCATACGAACATCTCGACGGCTGGCGGTCAGTTTCTATACCTCGTGAATGGTGCAGACAAGCCACAGCTCTACAACGGCACTACGTGGACGGCTATCGACGGAGCATCGACGCCGGCAATCACTGGCGTCACGACAACCAATCTCATCCACGTCAATCTGTGGAAGAACCGTATCTTCTTCACCGAGAAAAGCTCGCTGAAGGTGTGGTATCTGCCAACCTCGTCCATCGGTGGAGCCGCGAGCGCAATCGACTTCACGTCGCTATTCACGGATGGCGGCTACCTGATGGCGATGGCTACATGGACCATCGATGCCGGCTACGGTATGGACGACCATGCGGTGTTCATCACGTCTCAGGGTCAGGTGGCCGTGTATCGAGGAACGGACCCGTCGTCAGCGTCCACTTTCGCGCTCGTCGGCGTATACACAATCGGCTCGCCGGTCGGTAGGCGCTGTTTCGCCAAGTACGGTTCGGACCTGATCATCATCTGCCAAGACGGGCTGATGCCGCTATCCAAAGCACTGATGTCGTCTCGCGTCAACACGGGGATCAGCCTGACGGACAAGATTCAGCAGGCAATGAGCGAGTCGGTGACGATCTCAGGCAGCCTGTTTGGCTGGGAGTGTCAGGTCTACCCGAAAAACAACATGGTGATCCTGAACGTGCCATACAACAGCACGACGACGTATCAGTACGTCATGAACTCCATCACCGGGGCATGGTGCAGGTTCCTTGGGTGGAATACAACATGCTGGGAGATGTTTCAGGAAGAGATGTATTTCGGCGGATCTGGCCGAGTATGCCATGCGTTCTCGGGAACATCCGATAACGGACTGTCGATCTCAGGTGATGTGACGCAGGCGTTCAGCTACTTCGGGGCAAACACGTCGCAGAAGCGCTTCCTGTTGGCTCGGCCGATTCTGTATGCGGACAGCCCGTCTGTTGGGGTGTCGCTCGGAGTGGCTATCGACTTCGACCTGAATGCAATCCTGAACTCACCGACGTTTTCAAGCATCGGCAACATTGGTATTTGGGATTCAAGCGTTTGGGATGGTGCTGTTTGGGGTGGCGACTTGGCTCTGCGGAAGGACTGGCTCAACATTCAAGGCGTTGGTTATGCCGCAGCGCTGAGAATGAAGACATCTAGCCTTGCATCCCAACTACAATGGGCGTCGACGGATTTCGTCATGGAGTACGGCGGGATTGTGTAGTGAAAACCATCGTCTTCGACCATCCTCGCGTATCTCGCTGGGTTTGCGAAAGAACAGGAGGACAACCAGATGGGATCGGGCAATCGATCGGCCTTGAACAAGATGGGCTGTTGATTGCCGGCGTGATGTATGATAACTACAACGGTCGCAGCATATGTATGCATGTGGCCGGTGAAGGTTCATGGATGAGCCGAGAGTATCTTAGGATTTGCTTTGACTATCCGTTTCGGCAGCTCAAAGTAAATCAGGTGATTGGTCTAGTGGATAGCTCGAACCGGGCCGCTCGTCGCTTCGATGAGCACGCTGGCTTCAAGCTTCAGTGTGTAATTCCCAACGCGGGGTCTGTGGGTGATCTGTGCATTTACAGCATGTCATCTTCAGAGTGCAGGTTTCTGCAACTGAAGGAACGACATGGGCGGCAAGAGCAGTGCACCTCCGGCACCTGACTACACGGCAGCAGCGAAAGCGACGGCCGACAGTCAGCGCAACAACTACACGACTCCTTACGGCAATCAGACTTGGTCTCAAGGCCCTGATGGCACGTACACGAACAATGTCACGCTGAGTCCGGATCAGCAGAAGCTTCTGGATCAGCAGAACCAGACTTCGCTGCAACTCGGGAGCCTTCAAGGCTCCGCTACGAACCGTGTCGGCCAAATGCTCGGACAGGGTTTCGACACATCGTCCCTGCCTTCCGCACCAATCAATCCTGGGCAAACTGCTCAGCAGGCCATCATGGCTCGCTTGCAGCCGCAGTTTGACCGCAGCGATGAGCAACTGCGCAACCGGCTTGCCAATCAAGGCATCATGCCGGGCTCCGAGGCGTACAACAACGAGATCAACCTAGCCGGCCAGAACAAGAATGACGCCTATTCTCAAGCAGCGTTGCAAGGCATCAACCTTGACACAGGAGCCCGTAAGAGTGCTTTCGATGAGCAGAGCTACCTGCGCCAACTCCCTTTGAACGAGCTGAACGCACTTCGCTCCGGTTCCCAAGTACAGAACCCGAACTTCAGCGGCGCCCCAAAGACTGGCGTTGACATGACTGGCGCCATGCAAAACCAGTACAACTCACAGTTGGCTAGCACGAACGCCAACAATGCGGCGAATGGACAGACCTGGAGTACGGTTGGTCAACTGGGTGGATTGGCTGCGGCCTTCATGTTCTGATGGATGCACAAACCATCATCAAGAGCGCAAAGTCAGTCGACTGGAGCGATGAGGAGGCGCTCGTCAGCAAACTATCGTTCTCCTATCAGATCATCAAGGCAAGCGAACGCCTGTTGAGCGAGGCGATTGAGGAGCTTCCCGATGGGAGGCTCCGCACGTACTACGTTGAGCACCTGGAAGAGGAAAAGAATCACGCTGAGTGGCTGCTGGAAGATCTCGGATTCACTCCTGCATACAGCCCTCTCGCGGCTGCAATCGCGGGCAGTCAGTACTATCTTATCAAGCATGAGCACCCTGCGGCACTTCTTGGCTACATGGCTGTGCTTGAAGGAAATGGACCAACGCTGGATTTCATCAACGCCATGGAGGTTATCCACGGCCGGAAGATCATGCGGACTTGGCGTCATCACGTAATGGCTGATATCGAGCACCACAAGGATATCCAAGAGGAAATCAAAGCTCACCCCGAACATGCAAAGCTGATCGAGATGAACGCGATCCAGACGGCCTATTACTTGGTGTCTCACAATGGCTGACTTCAACCCATACGGAATCCAGTCCGATCAGCTTGATATCGATCAGCAGCGCAAGCTTGCGCAAGCTCTGCAGTCGATTGGTCAGCAAGGCAGTCAAGGACAGATGGTGTCAGGCCACTACGTTGGACCGGGCAAGCTTGGCGGGCTCGCAAGCTTCCTATCGCAGATCGGTGGCGGACTGATGCAGGGTCAGGCAGATAGCAAGCAGAAGGCGCTTGCACAAGCCATCGCCACAAAGAAGCAGGAATGGATGCAAGGGCTTCCGCAGGCGACTCCTGCACAGGCCATGGACATGGGGGCAATCGATCCTTCCATGGCTCAGTATGGTCAGCTCGAAACTGCTCCTGCAACACAGCCCACTCAGAAGGACATGTTCAATTGGGGTATGCAGGGTATGGCGATTGATCCGGAAATGGCGAAGATGGCAATGGCGCTGTCTCAGAAGAGCGGTCCAGAGTATTCTCAGAAACCCGAGGTTGACCAAAACGGCCGAGCCTATGTTCTCGATAAGCAAGGGAATGTGAAGTACCTGCAGGGAGCAAACGGCACCATCGGCCAGCGTGAAAAGTTGGAAAACGTGAACGGCGTCTTCGTGAACCCGTACACCGCAGCTCCGCGAGCTGTCGCGCCGCAAGATGTGAACAAGCCATTTGGTATCGGACCGAATGGTGAGCAAGTGCCAAACGTTCCGTTTCAGCAGTACAGCAAGGAGAAGGCGAAGGCTGGTGCATCGAACGTCAACGTCAAGACCGATGTCAAGACGGGCGAGAGCTTGGCCGCGCAGGTCGGTCCGATGATGAAGGACTCTGCATCTCAGGCTGAAGCTGCTGTCAAGCAGGTCGATGCAGCCCAACGAGTCGTCAAGGCGGTCGAATCGAATAAGCTTTTCGTTGGCCCCGGCGCCAATACGAAGCTCAAGGCAACGCAGATTTTTGACACGTTCGGCGTGGCCGGCGCAGACGATGCTGAGAAGCTCGCGAACACCCGTTCAGCGATCCGCGGGCTTGCTGAGTTGACCCTGCAAGGGCGTCAGCAGATGAAGGGTCAGGGCGCCATCACCGAGAGCGAAGGCAAGCTGGCAGAGAAAGCCATGTCCGGCGACATCACAGATCTGACCGCAGCCGAGCTGTAGCAGCTTGCGAAGGCCTCTGAGCGCGCTGCACGGTTCAACTACGCCCAGCACGAACGTCGCATGAGCAGCGTTCGCGACAAACCTGAGTTCAAGACGGTTGCCCCTTTCTACGAGGCCCCGCAGATGCCGGCTGAGCAGGCTGGTGGAGCGGCTCCGTCCAATAGCGGCTGGTCAATCAGTCCGGTGCCCTGATGCCAAAGTATCAAGTCACCTCGCCGGACGGCCAGAAATTCGAGGTCAACGCGCCTAATGGGGCAACCCAAGATCAGGTGTTGGCGTTCGCTCAATCACAGTTCAAGAACCAAGGTTCTTCAACACAGGACCAATCAGGCTACGCTTACAAGGCGCTTGATATAGGCGCTCGACGGGCATCAAATGCTGCCGCAGGGGTCAACTATGGAATGATTCCGGGAACTCTCGGAGTTCCGGTTGACACTGTTGCGAACGTCATCGATTTGGCAAAAGCAGGCATCGGATCTTTGTATGGTGGGGTAACCGGCAAGACGCCACCAGAGGCGCTGGAGCCGATGGACCGATCAAAGACGTTCGGCACATCGCAATGGATCGCTAACCAGATCCGCAAGCTTCCGTATGGCACAAACTTCATCGACAACCAAAATCCAAACGATGAAGCATCTCGCCTCATGTACTCCGGTGGCGCCGCCGCTGGCGGAGCGCTCATGTCTGGAAGTGCTCTTGGCGCCCCTGTTTCCCCTTCGCAGATCCCGACAGCAGTAGCGTCTGGCGCGGCGTCTCAGTACGCCGCAGACAAGTTCCCGGATGATCCAGCCATTGCTGCTACGGCTGGCATGCTTCCAATTGCGGCTTCGAATATCGCAGGTGATGCAGCGCGCTCAAAGATCGCAAACCTACAGGCAGAGAAGCTTCGCAACATGGAGCGCGACGAGACATTGAAGCGGGCCATGGATGCCGGCTATCAGATCCCGCCATCCACCGTCAACCCGAGCGCAACGAACCGAGTGCTTGAGAGCATCGCCGGCAAGGTGGCAACTCAACAGGCCGTCTCGTCGAAGAACACGCAGGTAACGGATGCTCTCGCCCGCAAGGCGACTGGCCTCCCCGAAAACGTTCCGCTCACAGAAGAGGCAATGCAATCTGTCCGCAAGGATGCTTACAACCAAGGGTACAAGCCGGTTGAGCAGCTCGGACAGATCAGCAGCGGTCGCCTGTATCGCGACGACTTGAACAAAATAGAACAGCAGTATCAAGGCGCTGCGCGTTCATTTCCTGGCGCCGTTCGGAATGATGTTTCCGAAATGCTAGCTCCTTTGCGCCGCCGAAGCTTCGATGCTGGTGATGCGCTCAAGATGACGCAGATCCTGCGCGATGAGGCATCGAAGTCATTCACATCTGGCGATGCGGCTCTAGGCAAAGCTCAGCGTGCTGCAGCTACAGCAATTGAGGATCAGATCGAACGCGGCATCCCTGCTGCGCAGAACCCGGACTTGGTCAAGAACTTCAGAGAAGCTCGCCAGCTCATGGCGAAAACTCACACGGTTGAGGATGCGATCCGCTCGGGAAGCGGCAGCGTCGATCCGAATGCTATCGCTCGCGAACTGCAGAAGGGTGCGCCTCTGTCTGGTGACCTGGAGACGATTGGACGCTTCGCAAACACCTTCAAGAAGGCCAACCAGACCCCGCAGGTTGTTGGAAGCCAAGGGGTTAGCAAGAGCGCTGCGTTGGCATCTGCGTTGATGGGTGGCGGCGGCGCTGTGGCTGGTGGTCCTGTTGGTGGTGTGATTGGTGCAGCAGCTCCGTTCGTCGTGCCGCCAGCAGCTCAGGCTCTGATTCTGTCCAAGCGCTATCAAGCTATGCAGCAACCGGACTACAAAGCAAGCATGCTCGCTCGGATGCTTGCCGCGTCTCCCGAGATGGATTATCAGGCGCTCCTGCAGCAGCCGCAGAACATTCAAGGGAGACAATAGCATGCCCTTCGGAGGAACAGGTTCGTTTTCCCTCGTATCGGGGAATCCTGTCGTTACGGGTACGAACATCAGCTCAGTCACACAAAACAACACCATGAGCGATTTCGCCAATGGTTTTGGAAACTGCGTGACTCGCGATGGTCAGTCTCCGCCTACCGCAAACCTACCGATGGGTGGGCAGAGGCATACAGGAGCCGGTAATGCGTCAGGCGTTGGTGAGTATGTCGTCTATGGTCAGACAGTCACGCTGGGCTATGTCAGCAGCCCAAATGTATCTGCCGTCATTGCGCATAGGACTGGCTCTGCGTTGACGATTCCTGTGAGCGCGGTAACCACCGTTGTTTTTGACAGCGAGGTTATCGATAGAGCATCGAACTACGACACATCGACCGGTATATTCACGGCCCCTGTTGCTGGCGTTTATCTTGTAACTACATCGCTGCGCCTACAGAACAACGGTATTTCTGCAACAACGATGGATAATGCATATCTGTCGAAAAATAACGCTACAACGTCGTCTTCTACGGATGCAGTCAGACTCTCTCAAGCAACCGAATCTTCGTCAATCAACGCAGGCAGCAATCCATTCGATATGACGGGATCGCATCATTTCTCTCTGGCGGCCAGTGACACATTGCGCGTGAAAATAGCGATGGGCACTGGCGGTGTTGGATTGAATCTGCTGACAGGGTCGGCGTTTTCTGTGACCTTCTGGGGGTGATTGTGCCGACCCGATTCGCATCATTCCTTCGGTTTTCGTCCAGGCTTCCCGATGGGATACAACAATTCCTCAATTGGAATCTTCTTCTCGTAGTAGTAGAAGCGATCAAGCGCCGTCTTGCAAAGGCGGCAAGCCCTGATACCTCTCTTCGCATCGAAGACAACGTTTTCTTCTGTGAACTCGTGGCCCCGCTTACAGTGCGTTCTCGCCTTGCGAGCTTTTGCAGCGGCATCTACAGCCGTCAAGATAGAATTTCTAGAATTCTGGATCTGCTCCTTTTGCGTTGCCCACCTTGTATTTCCAGGCTCATAGCCTTTGTCGTTGTCAATTCTGTCCAAGCTAAGGCCAAACGGCCTGTCGCCAACATCGGAAGCGAAGTCTTTGAAGGAAGAACGCCATCTCTCACAGACCGTGATTCCTCGGCCGCCGTAGTTCTTGTATTCCTTTCGGTTCGGATTCGTGCAACGCTGGATCATATTGGCCCACGTGTTGTAGAGAGAGTGCTTGGCCTTGTTTCGCATAGATGCTCCTTTGAAAAATCCATGATAACACAAATTCGAGGGGTACAACGTGCCGTTTAATGGAATCGGGGGATACACACTTGTAGCGGGGAATCCAGTTGTAACTGGGACGACCATCTCATCCACCGTCCAAAACAACACGACGACGGACTTCGCGAACGCGTTCGCGAACTGCATTACACGCGATGGACAGTCGCCCGCACTATCGAACATTCCTCTTGGCGGATTCAAGATCACGGGGCTTGCGGCTGGCACAACCAATGGAGACGCCATTCGATGGGAGCAGGTACTTCTTACTGACACCTCCAGCGCTTCAAATGGATCGGGGCAGGTCTATCACAATTCAACGCTGACCTATGATCCTCGCAGCGTTGGGGCTCGCCTGAACCGCCGCGTACACGTCAAAGACTACCCTTGGCTTGCAAAGGGCGATGGAACGACCGACGACACCGCAGCCATCAATGCTGCATTGACTTGGCTATCCAGCGTTGGAGGCGGAACGCTTGATGGAATTGGCGGACGCTACCGCATCACTAGCAAAATCACTATTCCCTCGTTCGTTAGGTTATTCGGAGACAACTGGCTACCAGATCCGAGCAACTTGCAGCAAGCGCACTTCACGGCAATCTACGTCGACTTCGGTAGCGGACTCGCCCCAGGATCAGGAAATCATGCCATTGAGATGCAGACAAGCTCCGGCATCGAGGGCTTTCTATTCTGGTATCCGGGCCAAGTTGCAAAAACTGCAGCAACGCCTACTTCGTTCGACTATTCAATCAGCACACCGATTGCAGGCTCGCCTTACGACAATATCCACGTCAAGAACATCACTTTCTACAACAGCTATGCCGGCATGAATCTTAGCAATGGAGGCCGATGGAATGTTGAGAACATTCAGGGCGATCCGCTGTTCATTGGATTCACCGCGACCAATTGCTTCGATGTCTGCTATGCGAGGAAGGTCCACTTCTGGAACTTTTACACCCAAGCAGCGGCGCTCGAAACATGGGTTGCTGCCAATGCGACTGCTTACAACTTCGGGCGCATAGATCAGCTGATGGGAGACGCTCTGTTTTCATGGAATAGAAACATTGCATTCGATCTCGGGGCAAATTTCTGGGGCAGTCTGAGCAATATCTGCGTTGACTTCGCAAATATTCCAATGCGATTTACATCGGTATCGCAAACCAATATCAATAACTTCGTCTTCATTGGATCAGCATCCGCCAAACCAGGGATTCATGTTGTCAGCGCGACGGGCGGTATCAACTTCTCCAACGGAAAGCTGACATCATCCATCGGGGTTGGGGCGCAGATCGACGGTGGCGACAAGGTGTCATTTTCCAACGTCACATTCTCAAACCAACATGCGGCGGTTGTTTGCACGAGCACGACCACTGAAGTGAATGTCAATTCGTGCACTTGGGCCGTTCCGCCTTGGGGAACAAGCAATGTCAAGATCAACGGGATTCCCTTGCCCGCCATCTCGACGGCGATCACGCTGCCGGCTCCCACTGCAACGCCTACGGTTATTGGTGGCGGGTATCGCTTTGATCTGTCGACAGCCGGAACGAAGGCGCTCCAATACAACATGGGCTCCATTGCGCAGCGCAACTCGCTACATATTCTGGAGTTCGACTACACGATCAATGGAACCTCTACCACGTTCAACTTCCAATTTATCGTAGACAAGGACGTGGGCGGTCAACGACAGGTGACGATGGCACCAACCTATCCATTGATCGTCAATGGCACACCGAAGAAGGTGCGCATCCCGTTCTTCATCAACGGCGCGCAGAACCTGACGCTGATGTCAATTCTCGTCACGCCCACGGTCACAGTCCCCGGCGCTTCGGTGGACATGACCAACATCGTTCTCTATGAGGCCAGCAATGCCAGCATGAGCGATGTTCAGTGCGCCGCAATGATCAAGAACGGCTATAACCTTGACTTCTACGGGGTCGGCGCGTCTACCAAGATCGATGGCAAAAACCGAACGGTGTATCCGGTGCTAGACCCCGGAATTCGCACCACGGAAGTCCCAACGCAGGGCGCCTGGATCGTCGGCGACAAGATGATGGTTATTGCCCCCGCTACTGTTGCGGGAAGTTGGAAACTCTGCACTGTTGCAGGAACACCGGGGACGTGGGTATGAGCAAAATCAAAACTCTCATTGCAGGTTGGCTGCGTGCCGCTGCTGACAAGATCGATCCGAAGCCCGTCACGACTGCTGGCGGCGGCGGGAGCGGGGAAGAGAAACCGAAGTGAGATTGGCGGCGCTCCTGCTGGCTATTGTGTATGGCGTTCACTACCTGAACGATCCAATCGCGAGCCAGTATGCGCCAGACCAACGAATCGCAGCAGCCAAAGCATGGGAGTACATCCTCACCAACGCCGGCTTCTGTGCTGTTCTGGCTGCTTGTGGGGTGCTTGCTCGAAAGCCTCTGGCATGGCCTGTCATCGGCTGGGGAATGCTGGAGTTCGGTGAGCGATCGATGTGCAGACTGGCTAAGCCGATAGGGAACGAGCCTCCGGAGGTTCAGATCTTCAGCGGCCTCTGCGGCGTTGAATTCTTTTGGCTTGGTGTTTTCATCGCGTCTGTCATCGCGATAATTCTCTTGGACAAAATCAGGGACAAACCAAAATGAGCGACTTTCAGGGCTGGGTTTCGGATCTCTCGAAGGAGCCAGGCTTTGCTGGTGCGCTAGGGTCACTTCTGTCGCTGAAGTGGATGCATGGGATGTCATGGAAGCAAAAGGCCTTCAGCCTCGCAGGAGGTTTCGCAGTCGCCTACTATCTGGTCCCGTTCTTCCTTGAGTCAATGGCCGTCACAGCCAAGTCGGCGCCGACTGCATTTGGTTTCCTTGGCGGGTTCATCGGGCTCAACCTGTTGGGCAAAATTTATGCATGGGTCGCAGAGACGACATTCGGGGAGCTACTGTCAAAATTCTGGAGCAAGTCGCCATGATCTACGTATTCGGCGCCATCCTCTTGGCTGTCGCCCTATTCCTTGCTTGGCTCATTGCCACCGAGCGATGGAAATTCCCGCTTCTGTTCGATTGCGGCCTTGCGTTGCTGGTGTTTGGTATTGCAGCGAACGGCATTCAGCTCGCCAGCGATGAGGCGCCAAACCTCCGCGCATGGATCGTTGCAGGTGCTGGTGCCATGCTGATGGCCTGGAGTTATCTCAGGAAAATGAGATACCTGAAAATGGTCGATCGTAGTAAGCTGCGCCATATCGACGGCAGCATCATGAGGAACAGATGATCGTTTCCATCCTTGAGCAAGAGCTAGAACAGCGTGAGCTAGGCTTTCAGAGGTTCCTCGAAGCTATCCAACGCGAGGTGAAGCTAGTTCAGGACGGATGCAAGTATCAGAGCGAAAAGGCTCTTGAACTGCTGAAGAGCTACGGACTGGAGGCGCCATGAAACTACTTCTTGAGCGAATCCAGCAAGACTCGGACGTAACGATTGGCAGCCTCTCTGTTGATGGTGATTGGGAGGCGTGGTGCGTGGAAGATGCCGTGCGCGAGGTGCCGGGGCAGTCGGTATGGCAATGGAAGGTCGCCGGCAAGACCGCGATCCCCCGCGGCACCTACGAGGTGAAGATCACGCCCAGCGCCAGATTCAAGCGTGACCTGCCAATCCTACTGGCCGTGCCGGGCTTCGATGGCATCCGCATCCACCCGGGTAACACCGCGGCAGACACCGAGGGATGCCTGCTGCCGGGCGCTGACCGGTTCGCCAAGTCGGTCGGCCGAAGCCGCGTCGCCTTCGATGCACTCTTCACCAAGATTAAGGAGGCGCTTGCGAAGGGTGAGCCGGTCTCCATCGAGATCGCATGAGCCCGTGGATCATCCTTGCCGCCGTGCTGGCCCTCAGTGGGGCGCTGGGCGCGTCGTATGTGCAAGGCCGCAGGGATGGTAGCGCCGCGGTGATTGCGGGGCAGGAGAAGGCCAGAATCGCGTCAGAGGCTGAGCGCACCAAGAAGGCCGCCAGCGTGTTCAGGATTCAGGAGAACCGAGATGCAGACATCCTCCGCACTGGCGATCAGCTTGCTGATGCTCTCAGCCGGCTGCGCAAGTCCTCCGCAGTGCGTGCCGCTGCAAGTCCAGCCTCCAGTGCTGGGGCCTGTTCCGAGCGAGAGCTTCCTGACGAGAATCGAGAAGCTCTGCTGCGGATCGGGGCTGAAGCCGAACGACTCCGCATCGACTACGCAGCCTGCCGCGAGTTCGCCTACCCGGTGAAGTAGGTCAGCACGTCACCACAGGTTGCTCCAATACGCCGCGTCGACCTGGAGCAGCCCGCGCTGTCGCATTTCGTGCGTGGTCAGTCGCAGCTTCTCGACCAGCTCGCGGGCCGACTCCCATTCGGCGCGCTCGTTCGGCCCCATGCGTGGCCACTCCGGTGGATTCGGCGGCATGCGGTAATGCCAGCGCTCGTAGGTCAGCACGATCGGTGGGCCGACGCGGCGCTCGCGTGGTCCATCGTCGGGGCCGTCGTCACTCAGTGCGCCCATGCGGGGTCTCCTCAGGAACATGCGTTTGCACAGGCACATCGATGCCGCACCGCCGCGGCGCCATGATGACCGGCTCCTTGAGGATTGGTGACGTGCGAACGTAGGCCGGAAGCAGCGCCCCAGGCCTGCACATCGACTGCGGCAGGACCATGATCCATCCGTCCTCGGGCGCCGCGCCTTGCTTGCGCATGTACTCGCCGAATGGCTCCGGCGGGACGCGGTTGATGTGCCACGCTATCTCTTCGCCGCTCATATACGCCGCGGATGTGTGGCTGTTTGTTCTGGAGGCGATGCTCACGGCTTCTCCTTGGTCATGGCTGCGTCGATGGCTCGGCGGATGTCGTGGCTCACCGTCCTGTGCAAGCCACCGATTCGGAAGCCGTGCGGGTGCTCGCCAGCCATTGGCACGAGGTCTACGGTCGAGCCGCTGAGCTGCAAGTGGTCGAGCCGCGCCGTGTCCGAACCGTCAGCAGCCGCCATGCATGCGCGAACAAGTCTGATGGCATCACCACGCCAGATGTTGCTGGGCCGGAGAATTTGAAGCCACGCAAAACGATGGCGATTTGCTCATCGCTTGGAGCCGCATCCTTCCTCGCCTCCTCCAGCTCAGCAGTGAGGCGGGCTACTTCCGTCTCCAGCCGGTCCATTGTGTTCTCGCGCTCGGCGAGGGAGGTGGTGAGGCGGGCGATTTCGGCGTCCCCTCTCACACGTCGGACTCGTTCGGCAACAGCCGCGTCTTGCCAAGTCTCATGTCCGTCAGGGCCTTTTACGGCATCGCGTAGTCGGCAAATCTCCGCCCATAAAAGGTAGGGATCTGACTCGTTTGCATGCAGATCAGTCGCCATTGAATTCACCCCATTCCTTCCACGACAACAACTTGCCGGCCGCTCGGCAGTTGAACAAGTAGCCACCGACTGCGACCACAACGATAACGGCCAGCACAATGACTTTCGGATCGGCGCTCATGAGCGGGGCTCCTTCAGCCTGCTGCGAATCTCTCCGTACAAAGCAAGCGGCCACATGAGCCCGATCAAAAAGCTCAGCAAGATCGCCGGAATGACACCAAGCTTGCTGAAGTGCGCGGCCGGTCCAACCGCAATGATGGCGAGGAAGAGTGCTGGAGCAAGGTACAGCACGACACAGATAGTGAGGATGGTCATTTGGGCTCCTGCTTGGTGGTGGCGATGGCTGCGCGGTCTTCCTTGGGCGTGCCGTCTTCGTTGTAGATGTCGCCCCACGGTGCGCACTCACCACCGCAAATTGGGCAGTAGGTCGAGTCGCATTCATGCGCCCGGCCTTGCCATCCGCACTGCTGGCAATCCATCACGTCGCGCATGCTCGGCGTGTGCTGCGCGCTCACGATGCTTTCTCCTTCGATGCCGCGAGCGCCGCCTTCAGGTCTTCGACGCGCAGCGACAGACGTTGGCACCAGCCCGAGAAATCGATGACCGTGTCTCCGTGTGCCTCGAGGAGGGCATTCACAGCGTCCAGTACTGCGTCGCTCAGCTCCCGGCGCTCTTCCACTTCAGAGGGAGGGGTGGCGAGGTAGTAGGGGATCGCGCGGATCGGCTTCGAGCCGTTGCACTCGCCGCCGCTGGTGAACAGGATGCCGCCGAATGGGCCCGGGTATTCGTAGGCGTAGCCGTCAGGCTTGCGCTCAACTTGCGCAACGGACTGACCTGCCATGGGCTCTATGTCGCATTCGGCAAGCTTCTGCATCAACCACTCCCGGCTGGGCGCTGAAAGCGCCCGTCTCACGCGAGGCACGACGAGTTCGCTGTGCCCGCAACCCGTGCAATGCAACGCAGCAGCGTCACCTGGATGCGATCGCGTCATTTCCTCTCCCTGGTCGTAGGTCATCGCGTTCCCGCACTCCGGACAGGCGGGCGCACTCGTCTCGGTCGGCGCCTCGGGCTGCGGCACGGCAGGCGCTTTCGCACATGTCCTCACCAGCACCTCGACGTTGTGCAGCGGGAACATCTGCACGCGCGCCACATCGTTCAGATCGCGCACCACGGTGTCGTTGCCGGGGTTAAGCCAGCCGTAGAAGCTGAACTCGTCGGGCACGGCAGGCGCTGGCTGGGGTGATTCAAAATCAGACATCTAAGCCTCCTACGTTTTTCCAGTTTCTTCCCTTCAGCAAGAAGAACATCGTCTTCCTGTTGACATCGAATTTCCTAGCCAGTGATCGCCCGGAGGCGCCGCCTTTCCAAAGCAGTCTGGCTTCAAGCACCTGAGCCTCCGTGAGCTTGGCCTTGTTGTGCTTCTCACCCAGCGGAGCGACCTTTAGTCGACCTTTGCGGTCGCGGTCATCCATGTTGTCCTTGTTCGTGCCAAAGAACAAGTGCTCCGGATTGACGCAGGCTCTCACATCGCATTTGTGGCAGACCAGCAGCCCGGCAGGTATCGGGCCTACATGCCGCTCGTAGAACGCCCTATGCATCCGAATCGTCTTTCCGCCCCGCCTGCTGGAGCCGTAGCCGCAACCATTCTTTGATCCAAGCCATATCCAGCAGCCGTTTTCGTCAATGGTGTAGTGCGCGAACAGGTCCGGAATCCTGTAGTTAACCGGCATCTTTCTCTCCGGCCGGCTCGCTGGGCGCACTGGTGGCTAGGGCGTCGGCGATCTTCTGCTTCAGCAGCGCGCCAGCGGCGTAGCGCTCCGACTTCATAGACAGCGCAGCAACCGTGTTCACATCGGACTTGACGGATTCCAGCCATTCGCGCGTCACGACAGGCGCGGCCGGCGCACTGGTGGCAGCAAGAACTGCTTCCCATCCCTTGCTGAAAAGGAAGAAGAACGACTCCCGCAGCACGCTGGGCACCTCGTCGTTCTTCGGATGCAGTTTGTCGAATGCTTCGCGCTGCAGCGCTTCGGTTGTGCTCATGGTTGTGCTCTCAGGTGGGATCAGGAACGCGGATCGTTGTTTGCATCCAGCCCCGGACCGCCTTGAGAACGCCGATAGCATCGGTTCGCCTGACGCTTCGATTGCTCCGGGTAGCGACGACGAGGATTGACGCGAGGTGTCCGCATGATGCTGTCCGCGACCTGATAGCCGACCGGATCGAAAGCCATCGCCGAAGACATGACAGCAAGCGCCATCGCTGCATTGATTCGTGAGCTGTTCTTCATTTCGTTTCCTTCTCGGCTCTACGCCGCTTCAGTTGGGTTCAGTACGATTGATCGTTGAAAGCCTCGATGGCGGCCTCAGCGTTGTTCGTGAGCAAGATGATTTCATCGCCCACCGAGACTTTGAAATGCGCGTTGAGGTATTTGCCCATGACGAGTCGCTTCGTCTTGCTGTTGCGATCCACAGGCGTGGAGGCGTATTCGATGAACTTCGTCTCGGCCCAATCGTTGTAGTCCTTGATGTTGAGTTGCAGATTCATTGCTTCTCCTTCTTCAGAAACTGTTCGATGGCCCTGCGGATCAGGTCACTCATCGTCAGTCCGGTTTGTGCGGAACGCTCTTTCAGCTTTTGAATGAGCTGCTCCGTTAGGAACACGTGGGCTCGATGTTTTGTCATGACTCAGCTATCGAAGCCAAAAACAAACCTCACATTTCCGTGCAGTTCCTGCAGTCGCTTCACCTCGTCAAAAAAGTAGGCAAGCTCCTCTTTCAAAGAATCTTCCCACGTCACACGAACATGAGAGAACGGTCTGCTGGTCTTACCGACTTCTGGCTCATCGATCACCACCACTCCGGGGCCACTGACTCCTCCACAGTAATGCGTCGGTCCGGTCTTCTTGTCCCACTCAGCGTAGTGCTTGCTGTCGATGATGCCGGTTTTGACGACGGTTCCCATGCCATCCGCATAGGGCAGCATTTCGGCTGCATTGAGCCATGAATGGGAATGGTCACCCATCCAGACGTAAAGCCGTTCATCATCTTCGTGCCACTTGCGCCGCCTCGGGTTAATGATGCTCAGCGAATTGATCGGGTGATCTTCTTCGCTGCCGATAAGGAAGTCATCCGGAAGGCCTCGTGGTTCGCTGATCGGTCGAACAACCTCGCCAGTCGGGACGCCAGCGAAGCCGCGGCCATTGCGAACGCCGGCAAGCACTGCGAACAACTGGTAGTGCCGATCCTGATCGTAGTCGCTCTCGATGTCTTCCCATATTTCTCCGTTGAGGCGCTGGAAGACTCCGTGAATGTCGCATCCCATTTCAATCTCCTGTTGTGCAATGATGGCTAGATCATAGCACACAAAAAGCACACTGCTGAACTTTTACACATAGGTCACCGGCCCCGCGCAACCAGGGACTATTGCTGCTGATTCCCCTCGCAGACCCTGAACCGTTCAGAGTGTTTGAGCAGCAGCTCACGAAGCTTTCCGACCGGTGGTTGTTCACTTGATCTGCAGATTCTTCCGCTTCTCGATGTGGGCGCCAGGGACTTCCGTTCCTGCCTTGATGGCGTCTGCGATGGCTTTCTTATCCGGCTGAGCCTCAGGAATAGGCGGGGTACGCATGTAGTCGATAGGGATCAGCCCGGGTTCGTCGATCACGACAGCAGATGATTCATGGAAGCTCAGGACGACACCGGGGCCTTCGATCTTCTTGATCCCCGTGGCTTCCATGCAGTTCTGCAGGTAGCGCTTCAGGCCTTCTGCGCGAGCTTCGATTGACTTGCGGCGCTCTGTCTGCCGAGCCTCGAATTCCTTGATGGCTTCGGCCGTCGCTTCCATGTTTCGGATCATGTATGCGACGCTCTGCACCTTCACTTCCAACTCGCCTGACAAGCCTTCCAGCGTGTCGGCCATGGTCTGAGCGTCGAGGTCGAGATTCGACAGCTTTTCCGCTGCCTCACGGTACTCATTTGCGATGACGAAAAGTGCGGTCATTTCTTTGCCTGTTCGGCCTTCTGTTCGGCCCATTGGTTGATCTGATCCACGGCAGCGCTGTCGTTCTGATCCATGGCGACTTCGATTGCAGCCTTGACGAAGGCTTTCAGTCCTCCAACGCTGGTTGCGCTGAAGATTTCTGCCTTGCGTTCCGCGAGCCATTCCTCGCGTGTCGGCCCGGCTTTTCCTTCCGACCCGTCGATGGCGTCATGCTCGACGATCTCAAGCGCAGCCACCCACAGATAGCGCCGCTGATACGTCTCGACGGCCCCAATGTTCTGCACCTCGTGACAGCCCTTGAGTGCAGCCGACCCCATCGGGGACGAGATCACTATGAACTCATCCGGCTTCTCGACGTTGCGAATCGACATCATCGCAATCTTGTCCTCGAAGGTCACGATGCCACACAGGCCGTTCTTCTTGAACACTTTCAGTGCCGGGATGAGGAAGTCCCCCAGCTCGAAGTAGTAGTAGCCGGCGAACTTGTTGTGGCCGGTCTTCTTCAACTCCAAGCCGTGGAACTCCTCACGGGCTGCGTTCAGCTTTTCGTAGACGTTCATCAGAAATCCGATCCGTGGTAGACGATCTCAGTTGCCACTTGAAGCGCATACAGCGCCCCGTGGTGCTTTCGGTACTGCCAGTACAAGTGCTGGGCTTCTCGGAATTTGTTCATCACAGCTCCCATGTTGGTCTATTGAGCCAAGCCCACAGGGCTCGTAGCAGTCGGCGGGTGCGGAGGGTCATTCAGCAGCATTCGAGAGAACGCGGTAGGCAACGATGTCCCAAGCGCGAGAGCCGTTGATGTGGTTCCAGCGGATATCTTCAGGCCTCTTTGTGAAGGTCGTTGATGTCTCGCAGCGAAACCGAAACTCCACCACAGAGCCAGAACTTACGGGGCACAAGCCGCCGCCCCATTCCATTAGCGCATTCGGCAAAACCGGAAGCGTCGGCAGTGGCGTCGGCACCCGTTGCTTCGGCGGATGAGACACAGCCGGCGTCTCATGCTCCTTGAAGTCGGTGTAGAGCTTCCCATCCGCACCCTTGAACACTCCCGGGCTGACTTGCTCAGGGGTGAAGGTCTTCTCAGCGATGGGGCGAGGGATTGCCTTGCCCAACGGGAGAAAGGATTCAGTCTTGAGGATGTTGATGGTCATGATTTCACCTTTTCTGTAACTCTGTCCAGACGCTCAATCTCGGCGAGGATGAGGGCGCCGGCCTTGATGAGATTGCGGCGACGAACACCACTCGGCTTCCACCATTCATCGTCCCACGGCCAGATGCGTGTCACGATGCTTGGCTCCATCTCGTCGCCTATTACGCGGCCGTCACTGGAGCCTACCAACGCATAGGCTGCGGCGGCTCGCGCTAACGAGCAATTTCCGTGTGCGTCATCGTGCTCCGCCGACCATCCCTCTGCACTGATCTGTCGATCGCGCTCGAACAGCACATCGCGCGCAGCCTTTGTTTGTTGGAACTGAGAAGTCAAGTATTTCTCAAGAGCATGAATTGCCGGCTCAAGGAGCGTCGATCCGTGGCTGTAGTGCATTGCAATGTGCGCAAGCCGCATCGCCTCAGAAACTCGATCATCACTCATAGCGCCTTGCCTCCAAAATCAGATGCTCCCACTTCTCAACAAGCTGCGGAGCAAACAAAGACCGATCCACCTCTACACCCTGAATCATCGCTCCAGTCACAAAGACAGAAGCAGGAGTAGCAGGGCCATCGGTAGCCGATCCGCGACGACCTTCGGGCTCGCCGGGGTCGTAGTCGTAGCAGACTTCGACTTGTGCTTCTCCGAAATCTTGCAGGCTTCTTAGGGTCATGATGTTTGGTGCTCCAGTTCGTAGCTCAGGTCTTGAATCTTGACCCTCAGGTTGTCCACCTCAGCTTGCAAAGACTTGAGTTGAGATTCAGCAGCCTTGCGCATGTCGTCGTTGGTGTCACGAACTGACTCGAAGCAATCCTCGATCTCTTCGTACAAGCTTTTTGACTTCTCGCTGATGTAGTTGCCCATGCTTGTGAATGTCAGATCAAGTAAAGGGCAAGCCTCTTCAAGCAAATCCTTGATGTGATTTTTGATGCACTCCTCAGCTTGGCCGATTGCCTCGTCGATCTTCGGGCATGTGTACGGGTAGTCAAAATGAGACATCAGAATTTCCCCTCAACAGAAAGATGTAGAACAGTGCGAGCCTTGATCAAGTGCCCCGGCACCAGAGTAAGACGAGGCGTCACCCCCATCACTTGCACAGGCGATGCAGCAGACAGCGCCACAAGCGGTGCGATGTAGCTGCGTGACCAGCCTTGTCCGTCCTTGATCGAGTAGCCTGTGATGCCACCCAGCGTGACATCAACAGGACCGATCAGTTGGAACGACTGGCCGATGTAGAAGCTGTTGCGACGCAGTGTGTTCTTGTACCCGCCAACAGTCAGGCCCGAGTCGGTTCGGACGTACAGGCCGTAGTTCTGGTTTTCATCGCTATCCTTGCTTGGTATATGTGCGCTATGAATGTGCATGCCAATGGTCACGGCTGCGAGTGAAAAAATGCTCACAATGTTCCCCCTTCGTGGTGGATTCGCTTTGCTTTGACATAGGCCGCATGCGCCTCTTCTGCGGTCGAAAAAGTACCGAGACGCATGATCTTGCCCTCCACAAAGATCTTTGAATAGAACCGATTCCCGCTTGGGAAGGCACCAAGAAGTGCGCCGGGCCTTTTCGATCCAGTCCTTCGTCGATTCTGGTTATTTATTTGGCGGGACGCTTGGCGCAAATTTGCCCATCGGTTGTTCGTTCCGTCACCGTCAACATGGTCAACGAGATCTGTCGGCCACTCACCAGTCATCCATAAGACCGCAAGTCTGTGAGCCGCGTATAGCTCGTCATCGACGCGAATCTTTACGTATCCGCGGGAGCTGCATCCGGCAATTTCTCCAACCTTGTGCCTGCCATCGGGTCGATCCTTGAGCCGAGTGAAAACACCCGTCTCAGAGTCGTACGCAAGAAGCTCGCGAAGACGCTCTGCAGTCAGCATCACAGTCCACCAAAGCCCGAGTCAGCCACGTCCGCAAGCGCCTTCATGCTGCAGCAGTCCGTCGTGACGACATGCGCCCGCTTGCTGCACGTCAGGCTCGGCGTATCGTACTTGGCGAAGGCTTGCTTCAGCGCCTGCTGCTGGCTGGGCGCTTCGATGTCGGTGATGATCAGCCGGCCGATTCGGTCGATGCCGGTCAGGTGGTAATTGCTCATGGTTGTCCTTGGTGGTGATCGCAATCCCAAGCCGGCATCACCGGCAAGGGGCTGGGATCAGTCGTTCCGCACTTCGTCGATCTTGTCGGCCCTGCCGATGTTGGTCAGCAACTGTTGCAGCTGGTGCGGGTTGTGGTCGTACCAGCGGTTCGAGATCCACAGCTTGCCGTCGTCATCGCTGAGGACGGTCAGCTTCACGGCCCGGCCGTGCACGTAATCCATGCCCAGCTTCACACGGCCGCCGGCGCGCTCGCGGAGAACAAGCGCCTCGGCGTCCTCTTGCGACAGCTCGCCGTCTCGGGCATGAAGGAAGCCCATGCCCTGAGGCTGCGACAGTGCGTAGGCTGCTTGCGCCACTTTCACGAGGTCAGCGCCGGTGATGTCGATCATGTTTTCCACGGGAATCCTTTCTGTTTCGTGCGGATCGCACTCGCCTGCCTCGGGGCAAGCGGCTGCGTTCTTGGTAGAGGGTCAGGAGGTGGCGCGGGCGATGGCTGCGAGTGCAGCCACGACAGAGGGCAGCGGGCTGATTTCAGGATTGCCGATGCGGCTATTCACGTCTTCGATCAGTGCTTCGATCGCTGCGATCAGACCCGGCCTGCTGTTCAGCGCCAGTGCGATGAGATCGAAGTTTGCTTTGGTGTGCAGCCCTTTCACTGCAACTTGGCGCGCAATGATGGTCACGCCGTCTCCGGCCATCAGAAACACGTCGGCGGCTGGCTCACGAAACTTCACCTTGACGCTATATGGTCCCGGCGTGTGCTGCGTGCTCATTTGGTTGATCTCCAGTAGGTAGTGGTGGGTCAGGCCCCGAAGGGCCGTTGGATCAGGGGCAATTCGTGTGGTCGTGAACGTCAGAGCCGGGATCGTTGAACAGGTGGCCGTGGGCGGCGTAGTCTTCGCGGTCAGCATCGCTGTCCATCACGATGCCCATCTCGCGGCAGAACTCGATGTAAGCGGCGTCGAGCTTGGCTTGTTCGGTCTTGGTGGTGTTCATGGTGGGCTCCGTCTGTGTTTGCTGATTCGATGCAGATAAGTGTAGCACACGTTGTGTCACGCAACATAGGACAAACCCTAATGCTTTCTGTGTCACACCGTGCTATGCTTCTCGCATGCTCAAAAAACCTCCCACCAAGGCGGCAAGCGTCCGGCTCTCGCTGGAACACTGGGCGAAGCTGCGCGCCCTCATGCAGTACTTCGGACGCTCCTGGCTTGAAAGAGCCATCGACCGTGAGCACAAGAAACTTCCAAAGGACTCCCAATGAGATCAGCATCCCAAGGAGCAACGCTCCAACCCATCCCCTACGACCCGTTCGACATTGGCCCCTTGCCTGAAGTCACTGAGTTCTTCGGTGAATCGGTGTGGGAGCTGTGGTTTGCTTTTGTGGAGGTGACGAAATGAAAAGCGCAAGCGTGAAGGCTGCTGAGCTTCGGCTTAAGGCGTCCGAGCTGCAAGAGTCGGGCGAATCTGACGACATCTACAACATGCCGTGCGATACGTTCGATGTACTTCTCAGGCTGAGCGACGGCTGCGGCGGGATGCTAAATGTATGGCCCGTCGACATCCTGCAAATTTTCTGCCTGTTCGCCGCAGAATTCGAGGAGTCCGAATCATGCTGACCCTTCACAACCTAGCTGCCCAGCTCCGCGCAAAGGCAGAAGCCAAGCCCGTAGAGCATCCCGAAGCGCCTCACTTCGTATACAACGAGCGGGACCATTGGGATGGTGCTGACTCAATGGCTGATTGGAGTGTGCAGCACGCGGAGGCCGTCAAATGAGCAGATACGTAACCATCGAAGACGCTCGAATCGAAATCGATCTTGACGACATAGACGATGAGGACATCGAAGAAGAGTACGAGCGTCGCGGCTTGGGCGATGGTGAGGACATTGTCGAGACGGAAGATGCCGACTTGTTCTTCATCGTTGACCAGCATCATGTACTTGAGTGGCTGCGTCAATCGAACCCTCCTCAAGAGATTCGCGATTGGTACTACGCCAGAAAGGGAAGGATTCTGCTATGAAGCAAATCGATCTAGTCGGCGGACTTCCTGAGCAAGAGCCCAAGCCGTTCAAGGATGTCAATAACCTTCGCCCCACCATCGCCGAAGAGAAAGCCGAGCTTTGCCTTCGCATCGGCATCCTGTGCCGCAAGCCTCCTGCATGTGTCGCAAACGGCTCCATCCAGACAACTCGTGAATGGATTGCTGCGATGAAGTCTGCGATGGCAACGGCGAAGAAGGTCCGCGCCAGTGTTCCCGAGTTGACTGCTGCAATTTCAAACATGGAGAGATTCAAGTGAACGAAGAACACCGCATCCTTTCTCTCATCAACGCAGAAACAGACAGCTTGCGAGAGCTTCTGTCAATGCATGGTGACTGGGACGTTCTCATGAGCATTCTGAGCACAACCGACAAGATCAACAAGCTGTACGACGAACTCTCGGCGCAAGTGGAAATGCGCCTTCTTCTGGAGCGTGTATGAACGAAGACATCAAGATCCTTCGCGAGGCGCTGGCGAAGTATGCGCTGTACGTTGAAGGTGACGGTAGCGACCCAATGGGAATCCCGCATGTGCTCTACAGGGAGACAAAGGAACAGTTCAGAGAGGCATGTGACCCGGACCGTATCCGAAGGCTTCTGGACGATGCGGAGCGGTATCAGATCTGGCGTGATGCGTACACGTCCGAAAACCCGGAGCAGCCCGCTACCGAACGAATCCTCCTCAACATGGCAAACGCCTGGACTGCAGGTGATGTCGATTACTTCCTAGGCCAAGCGAGGAAGGCATGAAAGCCGAAGCCCTAGAAGCCCTCCAGAGCGTCCGAACGCTTCTGGCCTACCAACTCACGCCAGAGTACGTTTCGGAGCTTCTGGAGCCGATCCAGAAGGCTTTGGAGGCAGGTTCAAAGTCGGCAAGTCTGTTGGATGACTTGTTCCTGACCGTCATGGGCGAATGTCCGAGCTTGCTTGATGAGGACAGCGGCGGAAATTCTGCCTTGTACCTCGACATTCAAGACATCCGCTCCCTACGTCTCTGAAAGGAAGAAACATGGAACCGACGATGCATTTCCGCTGGCTCATCAGCCACCGCAACGACTATGAGCGCGTCCTGCAGCAGCTTTGGCGAGATCCGGCTAGTGCGGACAGCGAGGAGTGGCGCAACGTACCTGAGGTCAGAGTGCCAATGCGCCCCAATGAAATCTGGACGCAACCCGTTGGCACGCCGATTGATCCCGCACATTCGTGAGAAATTTTTGCAACTGACACTTGCAGGACTGTGCCTACATCGACTATGCTTCTTACCGTCAGATGTGGCAGTCTGGCAGGTGCATCACACCATGGTAGGATTACAACGAACCCCGGACATTTAGCGGGGCTGTGTGGTCAGACGGAAGGTGATGCCTCTGTCAGATTGCCCAGCCAAGGGCCAGCCCCGCTAAGTCTCTGGGGTTTTTCTTTGGTGCGACGGTTTTGGTGGGGCGCGAAGGTTCCAAGTTGTGGGCTGATGCGTCGATGGGGGTTGCTCCCCGGGCTCAAGCAGAGGGTGGCCGAAAAGGAACAGTCGGCCGATAAGTCCTTCAGCAAGCCGGGTTCAAGTCCCGGGCGCTCCACCAAAACCGTTCCTGACCGCACTCCGAGCGTGATGGCCTGGCCTGAATGGGCTGAACGGAAGAAAACACAGGGTTGTGAACCATGACAACCCTCCGCAGCCTTGGCGCAGGGACTGCAAGAACCGGTAGCCGTGATGTGACAGGTATCGCACGGCAGGGATGTGAATGGCCCCTCAAGGGAACTTGGGCTTTCTAGGGCAGAAGAACCGGGAAGCTGGAGAAAGTGATCGACGTACGGTCACCCAGCCTAGTTATGTCTGAAAGGAATGTGTGAGAACTCTCAAAACATCGACCTGCTGGGCTCGAATCTACATTGCAGGCCCGATTGACGTAGCCAAGCAGGTGATTCGGCAAGACTGCCTGAGACAAGGTCTGTGCGTCACCATTGAACCGACGACGTACATCTACTCTGGAGGCGAAGAGGAAGGCTACGTTGTGGGGCTCAACAACTACCCGCGGTTTCCCATGACGGAGCATGAAATCGAGGAGCGCGCGAAGGACCTCGCGATGAAGCTTCTTGAGGGGACGTTTCAACATTCTGTGATGCTTCAATTTGAAGGCCATACGATTTGGTACACAAAGCGGGAGCAAGCGTGAAACACGTCTTTTGCTACAGCGGTGGGCACTCATCAGCAATCAGCGCCATTGAGGGTGCTCGGCGATTCGGCGCTGAAAACGTCATTCTCGTGAATCACGACCTATCTTTCACGGTTGAGGACGCTGACATCAAACGCTTCAAGCGGGAGGTGGCCGAATATATCGGCGTCCCGATCACGTATGCGAACTACAAGGGATTGCCGGCCGTGACAGTCGATCAATTTGACGTATGTGTCCAGGCGCAGGCTTTCAAGGTCAATGATGGGCCGGAGTTGTGTACGTCTAGGCTCAAGACAGAGCCGTTCATGAACTACCTTGCGGATAATTTCCCCGAAAAGGATGTGATCTGCTACTACGGATTCGATGCCAACGAGACAACTCGGATAACACGGCGCGTTGGAATCATGTCATCGATGGGGTACAAAACTGATTACCCGATGCTGTGGGAGAGCAGGTCGATTCTCAACTCTGAGGAGATCGGAATACAGCGCCCTGGTACCTACGGAGTCTTCAAGCACGGGAACTGTGTTGGATGCCTAAAGGCAGGATGGCAGCATTGGTACATCGTCTACTGCACGCGTCCTGACATCTGGCTCAAGGCCAAATGGGCAGAAGATGAGATCGGCTACGCAATTCATCATGACTCCAGCGGGCCGGTTTACTTGGAAGACATGGAGGAAAGATTTTCCGCGATGAAGGCTGCTGGTGTAGTCGCTACCGAGCAGATGAAACATCAAACCTTTTGGGCGCAGGCGAGAAAGGTTGTAAAGATCCACCAAGAGCTGTCGCGCGCTATGCCATGCGAGTGTTCTTTTTGAGGAAAACATGATCGAACTCCCTGTATGGATAGACCCTGAAGCATGGCAAGGCTTCGTAGAAATGAGGCTCGCCAAGGGCAAACGAACCCCCTTCACGCCGAGGGCTGCAAAGATGATTCTCAAGACCCTTGAGGAACTGAAGGAAGCAGGACATGACGCAAATGCCTCTCTAGACCAATCGACGCTCGCAGGATGGAGCGACGTATACGAACCCAAGCAGAAGAGCATTCGGCGTGCCCAAGGGGCCGGAGACACTGCAGCCAAGCGCTGGCTGGCTGAGCATGCGGATGCTCCTGTTCAAGACGAAGCATCCAAAGAAGCAACCCGGCAACGCCTAGCGGCAGCCCGGCAATCAATCGTAAGGAGAGTAGCGTGAGCAAAGCAGACTTGAGCTTGCTTGCTGGCCCGGTGCCAATCGATAGAGTTGCGCGCCGTGTGACCAAGAAATCAGCTCCTGAGAACCTATGGCAACCGCCGGTGCGAATCATGGATCACAACCGATTCTCAAGGGAAATCATCCGTACCGGACCTCTTCCGAAGGCCGCTCCGAAGGAATTGCATGGACTGATCGGAAAACGACGAGGAAGTATGGTCATTATCGGCTATGCGGAAGAGCAGCCCAAAGGGAGATGCTCACGTGCTCAATGGGTGGTGCGATGTGACTGCGGAAACTACGAGGGGCGCAGCCGAATCCTGCGATGGCTCGGAACTGTTGCGCCTGATTTTTGCCTTGAATGCTGTAGGCGCGCCTACCTCAAGAGCGGAAATGGTGAATATAGCCCGCGAGCAGCGGCCAGCAGAAATGCGCTGAAGCTTGACGAAATAAACCCTGTAGCGTGTGCTACTGAGAGGAAGATAGTGTGACAACAGAATACGAAAGAGGCTTCGCAGCCGGAGAGCGCAAAGCCTGGGAAGACCGAAACACTCCCCGGATGGCAGTACGCCCCGAGAAGTCAGCAAGCGAATGGGAGCGCGGTTACATGGACGGATATTTCCCGCGCAGTCTTACATGGAGCCTGCGCAAGCCGGCAATCAAGTCATATGCGGAGGTTGATGCATGACTGAATCTTTCAGAACCCTCACTACAACCATTCTTCAGCTCTCAGCCCGCGATGGCGGAGCAGTGACTACTGACCTGACGGTGCTTGGCTACACGCAAGAAGCCGTTTCGCGAGCTACCTATGCACTACGCAAGGCGGGTCGTCTGTGGAGCTTCAAACGCTCAGGTGGTGCTCAGTACCACGCAACAGAGGAAGCATTCCTCATCGCCAGTGCCGAATGGAACGCCGGAGCCAAAGAGCGATTGCGAGCACGAGAGCGAGAAAAATACGCCAAGAAGAAGCTGACAGACCCGGCGTGGATCGAAGCCAAGAATGCGCGGGTAATCGCCACTCGGGCCAAGCGACTGGCAGCAAGCGGGGTCAAGCCGAAGGTCAAGAAGCCTCGGGAATACAAGGTGACGCCGAAGCAGAAACCATCATTCCCGGCAAACGTGACGATAAAATCGTCAGCACGCGGGCCGGCGTATTTGCCCGGTGATCCGGTGTTTACGAGGCAGACGAAATACACCTTCGGGGTGTCGCCGACGAATCCGACTCATACCAATACGCACGCGGAGTGATCATGCCAAAGATTGACTACGGTTCAAACCAAGGCCGCGAATACGACGAATTCGCAGAAATCAACCATACAGAGCGCCGCAAATACATGTGGATCGTTCTGATTGCTGACATCATTGCCATCGTTGGCATCGCTCTTTGGGTTCATGCTTGGGCGACGGCGTGAGCGAATTCAGGCACTTCGCCAAGCTCCACAACGCGCAAGACGGGCATGCAGTCCTTCAGCGTTTATGGACAGTTGCGAAGCCCTGGCTGCTTGCTGGGCACGTTCTGGAAGTGCGAGTAGGCCCCGAGACGCGCACGTCAGCAGAGAATGCATTGCTGCATGCCATGCTGACCTATATCTCCAAGCACCACGAATGGGCCGGCAAGAAACGCGATGTCGAGACGTGGAAGCGGCTCATGGTGGCGGCATGGACACGGGCAATCGGCGAGCCTATCGAGCTTCTGCCGGCGCTGGATGGGAATGGCGTGGATATCGTCTTCAGACGCACCAGCCAGCTCAACAAGCGCGAGTGTGCGGACTTGATCGAATTCGTCTACGCCTGGGGTGCTCAGAACGACGTGAACTTTCCTCCGAAGCCGGCGCTGGAATGAAGACCTGCAAGATCTGCAAAACCAAGTTTGAGGCTCAACGGCCGATGCAGTCCGTGTGCAGTCTTGATTGTGCGATTCATAGCTCAAAGAAGGCGCGAGCATGGGCAGCCAAGGAAGATAGGAAGACAACCCGGGTGAAGCTGGAGAAGCTGAAGACCCGATCAACATGGATGAAGGAGGCCCAACGTGAATTCAATCGGTACATTCGTGAGCGGGATCGTGTGGCAGGATTTGGATGCATCTCCAGCGGTCGTGCGCTGGATTGGTCAGGGAACGCGACAGACGCCGGCCACTTCCGCAGTGTCGGGTCGGCGCCACACCTCAGATTCAACGAAGACAACTGTCACGCCCAATCGAAGCATGCAAACCGTTATCTCAGTGGTGATGCGGTCAACTATCGCATGCGTCTGATTGAACGGATCGGCCTTGAGCGTGTCGAAGCGCTTGAGGCAGACCAAACGCCACGCCATTACGACATATCAGACCTCAAAGCCATAAAGGAAAAGTATAAGAAGATGGCTCGGGAGCTGAAGAAGAATGCGGCATAATAGAGTCTCTGGAGCGGCGTGGAAGGACACGCTAGACGGAGTAGATCAGCAGGGTTGAACTATCACCCGACCGATGCGCCTTGAAGGCTGGCAGATCGCTGAAGCAGGTATCAAGCGCTGCCTCCAGAACTTTAGAGAATTGAATTCAGCGGTGGCGAAATTGGTAGACGCACCGTCCAGAAGGGTGATACGCGTCGCCCGGCGTGCTCTGCTCAAACCCGAGCAGATAGGCAGAGCAAGCCAGACGGCGTTCGGGATTGGAGGTTCGAATCCTCCCCGCTGAATTGAGTACTCTGATGGTGGCCGTAGCTGACGCGCAGTTAGCGGTGCTCCTTCCACCGTCTCCAACGGCAGGCGTAACATCCTGCGCCACCTTCAGAGTGCTTTGTCTAGGTCGCTTGCAGGCGCGTCTGCAAGTGCATGGGTAGCAAGGTCGGATGGTCGCTCCATTCCAGACGGTGAACCGTAGTTCGATTCGACGGGGCCTAGACAAAGTGCTTGCTTACAGATGCTGAATGCGCAGGTCGATGCGCAATGCTGAGGTCACCTAGCATGGACGAAATTTAGAGTGGCTTGCCCGTTTGTGGCGTAACGAGCGCAACGCAGGAATTCGACACCTGCCAGCATCTGTAAGCAAGATCAACGAAGGAGAGACTGAATGACGCACACGGATATTCTGAATTCAGAGAGTGCGCATGAGCTGCGCGTGGAGTGCTTGCGCCTACGTCAGGGCCTATGGGATTGCTTCGCAGCATCAGGTGGCGACACAGATGGCGACAAAGATCCGAAGGCTTTGATGACGGATATCGTTGAGCTTGCTGTGGGATCGGTCGAAGAACTAAGTTCCGACTATGCCGTAGATATTTCTCGACGGCCTGATTGATGAAGCCCCGTCTCCGCTTCCTTTCCAACAAGTACAGCCGATATTGGGTATGCACTCATTACGGCTTTGCAGGAAGAGGAGAAAGCCCACAAGAGGCGTACAGGGACCTATTCAACCGGTTTCGGCAGATTGCTGAACAGGAGATGTAGACATGAACGAGACTGATCGTGAGTTGCTGGAGTTGGCTGCGAAGGCTGCGGGCTATGCCTTCAAGTGGGAGTCCGTATTTGGTAGCTTTATTGAAGAGGTTGAGCCGACTATCTTTGATGAGGGGGGATTCGGTCAGTTCTGGAATCCACTCACAGACGACGGAGACGCGCTGCGGCTCATCGTCGCATGCAAGTTGGACCTGTACCAGGGGTTTGGAGATAGCCCGGAAGTGTGGGTCGGCTATCACCTGCTGGGTATCGCAAGGCAAAAGCACTGCTGCGAAGAGATTGGCTCGGATGCTGCCGCCACAACCCGCCGTGCCATCGTCCATGCTGCAGCAGAGATCGGAAAGGCAATGCCATGAACATCATCGACCAAATGGAAGAAGCCAGAGACTTTCACAAGTCCATCGGCCCCGAGGAATCTGCGGCAATGGCTGATAGTGATCTGGTGACTGTATTGGGTGCAGCTCTGATGGTTCTAGCCCGAGAGAACCCCGACAACTGCACCCCAAGGGTCACGCAGGCCTTGGCGATCTTTCATATGTGGGAGGCATCACGGCGATGAGCATCGTTCATGACATAACGAACAAGCTAGTTCTCTGGGAAAACAATCAGAAAGAAACTGTTTTGCAAGGAATTCTGATAGATCGTGCAGGTACCGACGAGCCGAAGCTTCTATGGGGTCGACTGATGGCAGTCAAGCATGCTCATGAGCCCCAAACGACCTACCATCTCGATGGGAAAGCGATGATCTCATTCTGGCCGCCAGAGTTTGAGCTTGTTGGGATGACGATGTCTGCAAAGCAAAAATACATAATCCACAAGGATGGGGAATAGGCGATGAAACCAAGAATCTGGCGCTGGTGCGGAATCTGGTGTGCTCAAGCATTCAGCCCGCTAAGCCATTCTGGCGTAGGGTCAACGCCGAAGGCTGCATACGATGCATGGCTATTGATAAACATGGATCGGCCAGCCTAATCCGCTATACTCTCGCCTCATGACAAAAGAAGAAGCCATCACCGAAGTACAAAGGATCATCCGAGAGCATGGATTGAGCCTGAAGGACTACCAGTCCAGCCCACTCAAGGGCAAGAAGCTGCCTCCGAAATACTTTGGGCAGAATGGTGAGACATGGACGGGTCGGGGTGCTAAACCTAGGTGGATGCGGGAGCAGGCATGACTGATGCGAAATTCGATGATTTGGTGTTGAGAAGCATGCAGATGCTTTGGGAGGACGCAAAGCGGCCAGAGAATATGGTTGTTGGGCTCCCAACGCTTCGCGAGTACCAGAAGGCAGTTGCTGAATCCGAAAAGGAACTGCGCGTGTTCTCACCAGCCGGCCTTAGGGACTTGTTTCCGGGGCTGGGTGTCACTACCAACAAATTTTGGAGAAAGCGTGTCTGAAGCCTTGATGATCGACGCAATCGACAAGAAGACGCTTGGGATCGTCCGATTCACTGAGAACTCGGGCCGGATCGTGCACTATCAGGTGACAATCGACCCCAGCAAGAAGAGCCCAAGCGGCCAGTTCATGCGCTTCGGTACGCATGCGATGGACGAGATTACGGGATGGCAACCGCTTGCAGGGATGGTGCTGGTTGAGATTCTGAGCCAAGATTGGCAAGACGAACTGCCGGAGATCCCGAATGCAACCTGATACCACCACTCAAGGCGACATCAACGCAGACAAGGCAGAGGCCACTACGAAGCTCTGCGTTCTATGCATGGCCGAGGTGAAGCGAGAAGGCTACGCCACGCACCTCAAGAGCCATGGCTACGAATCGCTGGCGCATGCTGTGACGGCTAATCCGGGGCATGACGTATGAGCGACCTCGCAATCTGGCTGCCTGAAGCGGCTCAAGAGCCTGAGAAGAGCTACAGCTACATCAACGTAGTTGTACTGCCATACCTGAAGGGTCGTCCGATGGATGAGGTTGCACGAGCCTTCATCTCAACGCTTCGCCCAAGTTCAGTCCGCGTCATAAAGTTCAATCAAGCTCAGCACTGTGATGCACAAACGTGGCGTGTGACGGTGAATCTCAAGCGAGACGGGATGATTGATTGCATCCATCAAGAATGCCATGTAGAGCTTCCGGAAGGCGTCGACAACGGACATGAGCTTTCGTTGCTTCTGCCTGAGTGCAGCGACAATAGCAAGTAAACTGTATACTTTGTATACACAATAAACAACCGAGAGATACATGGCTCGCCCGAAAGGATCACCAAACAAGGCAACGCAGGCCGCTAGAGAGGCCATAGCTGCGTTTGTTGATGGCAATGCACACAAGCTAGAGGGCTGGCTGAAGGCGATTGCTGAGGGCGATCCTGCGAACGACATCAAGCCGAACCCTGCGAAGGCCTTCGAGCTGTACAACAGCGTGATTGAGTACCACGTGCCGAAGCTCAACCGCACTGAGCTGACAGGCGCCAATGGCGGACCTGTCGAGACTGTGACGAGGATCGAGCTGTTCCCAATGGCTGATGGCAACGGTAAGGCTTGAACTTCCGCCGAAGCTGATCCCTGTATTCTCGGGTGAGGCTGATGTACGAGGCGCCTACGGTGGCCGCGGCTCAGCCAAGACACGATCATTCGCCAAGATGGCTGCGACACGAGGCTACATGTACGGCAAGTCAGGCATAGCGGGTCAGGTTCTCTGCGCCCGGCAGTTCATGAACTCGCTTGAAGACTCCAGCCTTGAGGAGTGCAAGCGAGCCATTCAAGACGAGCCATTCCTATCCGATTACTACGAGATTGGAGAGAAGTACATCAAGAGCCGGGATGGACGAATCTGGTTCTCGTTCGCTGGCCTGGATCGCAACATCGGTAGCGTCAAGTCCAAAGGGAGAATCCTTTTGTGCTGGATTGATGAGGCCGAGCCCGTCACGGATCACGCTCTGACCGTGCTTATCCCAACCCTTCGTGAGGAGGGAGAGGGCTGGAATGCTGAGCTTTGGATCACATGGAACCCGGCCCGGAAGTCTGCTGCGGTAGAGAAGCGTTTCCGCAACTCCACAGACCCGCGCGTCAAGATCGCCAAGATCAACTGGCGTGACAACCCGAAGTTCCCGGCCGTCTTGGAGCGTCAAAGGCTGCGTGACCTGACTGAGCGTCCTGACGAGTACGACCATATTTGGGAGGGCGCCTACGGATCAGCACAGGGCGCAATCCTTGCCAAGTGGGTCAACAAGGCTGAGCGAGAGGGTCGCGTCACTGAGTTCATCAAGTTCGATCCTGACGGCGCTCCTATCGATGTAACGAGTGACATCGGATTCCGGGATACTGCTGCTTGGTGGTTCTGGCAGCGTTGCTTGGGTGGATACCGGCTGCTCGCCTACCTTGGCGATAGCGGCATGGATGCTGAGGAGTGGATCCCTCTCATTCGAGACAAAATCCTTGAGTTGAGTGGCGGCAAGCTGGGGAACATCTGGCTTCCTCACGACGCCAGGGCCAAGACGTTCCAGAGCAAGCACACCACAGTTGAGCAGTTCCTGAAG